TTGATTTCAAGGATGATCTTAAAGCATTAGTATCTGAAGAAGCAACATTGTCAGATGCATTCAAGCAAAAAGCTGAAACTATCTTTGAAGCTGCAATCAATTCAAAAGTAAATGCTGAGATTGACAGACTAGAAGAAAAGTACAACGAAGAACTAGCCGAGGAAGTAGCAACTACTAAGGCAGATCTTGTAGAGAAGGTAGACAACTATTTAAACTACGTGGTTGAAAACTGGATGGAAGAAAATAAATTAGCTATTCAAAACGGATTAAGAACTGAGATTGCTGAAGACTTTATGAATAAGATGAAAGATCTTTTCACAGAATCTTATATCGCAGTACCGGAAGAAAAAGTTGATTTAGTAGACGATTTAGCAGATCAGGTTGAAGAGTTAGAGGCAACTGTTAACGAATCAACTCAGAAAGCAATCGACATGGCTGTTGAACTTGAAGGTTACAAAAGAGAAGCTATCATAAGAGAAGCTACTAAAGACCTAGCCGAAACTCAAGTTGAAAAGTTAAAGTCACTAGCAGAAAATGTAGATTTCGATGATGAAGAAACTTTCACACAGAAAGTAGCTCAACTAAAGGAATCATATTTCGCTAAGGCTGCAAAATCTCAGGATGATTCAATAGATGAAGAAGAAGCTCCAGTAGTTACTGCTTCAGACTCAATGAATTCATACCTTAATGCAATCAAAAAAACTAATGTTAAATAGGAGAAGCAAGATATGAACGGTGTATCTTACGATAAGTTAATCGAAAAATGGAATCCTGTACTTTCTGAAGAATCAGCTGGTACAATTAAGGACCATCATAGAAAAGCTGTAACAGCTGCAGTTCTCGAAAATCAGGAAATCGCTCTAAGAGAAGAAGGAATGATCAACGAAGCCGCACCTACAATGGCTACTACAAGTACAGCAAACTGGAATCCAGTTTTAATCGCACTAGTCAGACGTGCTATGCCTAATCTAATGGCATATGACATCTGTGGTGTACAACCAATGTCAGGACCAACTGGTTTAATCTTTGCAATGAAATCATTGTATAAGACAACTAGAGCTGGTGCAACAGCTGGAGACGAAGCATTATTTAATGAAGCTATTACCGGGTATTCTGGTGACTCAAGTACAACACAGCCTACAGACGGATCAGGTTTAGCTGGCCATGCAGACGGCGACTTAGATAGTACTATTGAAGACTCAGCAGTATCTGTACTAGCAGCTGGAGGAATGTCAACAGGTGATGCGGAAGGTTTAGGTTCATCTGCTACAGATCCTAATTCAGCATTTGCTGAAATGGGATTCTCAATTGAGAAAGCAACTGTGACTGCAAAATCAAGAGCTCTAAAAGCTGAATACAGTTTAGAACTTGCTCAAGATCTTAAAGCTATTCATGGCTTAGATGCTGAGACAGAATTGGCAAATATCTTGTCAACTGAAATCTTAGCTGAGATCAACAGAGAAGTTATCAGAACTGTTAACTCACAAGCTAAAATTGGAGCACTACAGGCAAATACAGCTATTAACGGTATCTTCAACGTACAGACAGATGCTGATGGTAGATGGTCAGTAGAAAAATTCAAAGGGTTAATCCTTCAAATCGAAAGAGAAGCTAACGTAATTGCAAAACAGACACGTAGAGGTAAAGGTAACTTTATGATCTGCTCATCTGACACTGCATCTGCATTAGCAGCTTCCGGTATGTTAGACTACACTCCTGCAATGTCAACTAACCTACAGGTAGATGACACAGGTAACACATTCGCTGGTGTACTAAACGGCAGAATGAGAGTCTATATTGACCCATATTCAACAACAGACTATATTACAGTAGGTTACAAAGGCACAAATCCATATGATGCCGGTGTATTCTATTGTCCATATGTACCATTAACAATGGTCAGAGCTGTTGGTGAAGAGACATTCCAACCAAAAATTGGTTTCAAAACCAGATATGGCATGGTCTCAAACCCATTCGTAGGAGCATCCGCTTCTTCTGGACTAGCAACAGCTAGAACTAACCAGTACTATAGAAGTTTCAGAGTTGATAACATTCTTGGTGCATAAACCTTAATGGTTAAAAGTTAAGAGAGGAGCTTCGGCTCCTCTTTTTTTGCGTATAAATAGAATTATATAATACTAGGAGAAAACAATGCCTGTAACATTAAAATTAAAATTTACTAAACCTGATGCGGACACTCCATCTTTCATTAATTATAAAATAAGTAGAAAAGTACGTGAGTTTCAATTGGACGGTAGAATAATTCAAGAACCAGAAATAATTATTTCTGACGATGGTTTAATTGAAACACGTACAATAGTGTATGATTCTGCAGGAAGTCGAGAAGCTTTAAGCCTCACTGAAGCTTCTGTAGAAAATGAACAACTGAGACACAAATGGTGTGAAGCTAATAATGTGAAATTTAGTTCCACTGTGGATGAGGACTAATGTCACTAACTAATAACTTTAATTATCTACAACCGACCGGCTTTAAGTTGGTTATTGATAGAACTAACTATCCAAATCTTGAATTCTTTGTGCAAGATTTTACGCACGCTGGTGTGATCATGAATACTGCAGATGTGGCATATAAGAAAATAGCTGCAATTCCATTTATCGGTGATAAACTCACATACAACGAAATGCTTGCTAATATCATATTAGATGAAGACATGAAGTCTTATAGAGAAATGCATACTTGGATGAGAAGAATACTCGACCAAGATAACATAACACCTATAGATAGATTTAAAAATAAAACACAAAGGCCACCGGCACAATCAGATATAACACTATCAATACTTAACAGCTCTAATAATCCTATAGTAAGAATTGTTTATAGAGATTGTATACCAACTGCATTAACTGATATTCAGTTTCAATCCACAGGTGGTGGTGAATCGTTCATAAGCTTTGGAGCTTCTTTTAGATTTACATATTTTGATATACTACATAAGGATGCAACAACTGGTGGATTCGTAGATGGAGATTCATTTTCTGTAACTGGTAGTATTGGATAAGGAAATGGATAGAGAAGATCAAATTAAGCATATGTTTTATGATTGGGACAGCGAGAGAAAAGTTATGCTTGACATACAAAAATGTCAAAGAAACTGGGATCACGACAAGTGGTTTAAAATTCATGAACAATTAAGAAACGAAATCATTGAAGAGTTGTTGTGGGTGGCAACAAATGCACCGTCGAAGCAACATGAAGGTTATTACGATGTTCACTATACAGCAGATAGAGATGTAATACAAGAAATATCAAGATATACTTGGGGATACACACATAGAAGAAATCCACCTGCAACATGGAGAAACTCACAAGCAAATGCTAGTTTATACATTTTATTTGTAGCTAAAGAACCTACCAGCCAATTAAATTGCAATGCTGACGGAACTCCAAAATCTAATAAAGATAAAAACAGATGGCAAAATGCTTATTGCAGCATAGGTATTGCAATAGGTTTGACAATGAGAGCGGCTGCTAAAATGGGTTTTCAAACAGGTTGTAATAAAAGCCATAATGATTTAAATGGTGACGATTTTTGGCCTAAGAAGTTAGGTATTATGGAAGAAATTAAAAATGGTACAAAGGAAATATGTTATGGATTAGGCGTTGGTTTTGGAAAAGAAGGTGTTGAAAGATATATTTCAGATGAAACTGAAATTATGATTGGTGCTGGCAACGGCAGTAAGCTCACTACAACAGAGCAAGAAACACACCCTAGAACTGGGAAAAAAATGAGAAGAGCTAAGGTAGTTAGTTTAAAAGAACATGGTGGCACAAAGGTACAAGACCCGTATGGATACACACATAATATACCTGTCAAACCAGAGTTTAAAATTAATTCTTTTAGAAATAGAGGCATTGAAATTAAAGAAATAAAATGATATAAATAAATTTGGAGAGATTATGATTGATTTGAAACAGATCCACAACATGTGGGCAGAAGACTGCACTATTAATAATACACAATTAGATGAAACATCTAAACAAACCCCAGCATTACATTCAAAATATTTACAGTATTGGTCAACCGCTAAGCTGGAATTAAAACGCGCAGA